TGACCGTGAGGTGTCTCATCCCATGTGAATGCAGCGGATAGTAGGTTTAACTCACCACCTAAAACAGCCTGAACAATATCACGATTAAAAGAAACGTGCCCATCTCTCATCACTACTAGTTGTCGGGTGGGTGTAGCATTAGAGTTTATCTTAGCCAAGAACTCATCGTACTTCATAACTTTCTCCTTGACATATGTAGTCACATACCGTACCCTTATACTTAAAGTATAAACTTAAAGTATATATACGGTAGGTATGTAACTAAATGTTTCTTTCTTTAAGAAGAAAGATACTATAAATATAATACTTAAAGTACCTTCTCCACAAAGACTTCGATCTTGTCGCCTGTCACTTCAGTACGCTGGACGAAAAGCTTTTCGTTGTGATTCTTCGCTGCACGTTGCCATTGGTTAGCTATCTCTTTGTTCATGACAGAACCATAAGATTTGACATACCCTTGCCTGATAGACATTAACTGATAGCTCACCACCTTAACAGGTTTAGGGTACACTTCAGTTCCGTAAACTGTCGCCCAAGCGCGACGACCCAGAGTCTCACTGTAATAAGACACAATGAATAACGCAGCACCGCTTGAGTGCACCACCTCCTCAAGTATCCTCACCTCTATGTCACCGCTAACCGAACGCCTCATCCATGTCTCACCTACCTTTGGTGTATCACTCATAGTATTTCTCCTTAGTTGTTGTTGGGTGTACCTTTAAGGCCACCACGTCCACGCCCTGAGTTACCCTGACCTGAGTTGTCTGAGTTCTCTGCGTTGTTACGCCCCCCACTACGGCCAGGTGCCGCTTGGTCACCATTTCCATGACCGTTATTACCCTTAGGTCCACCATGTGGGGTGTCATTGTCGGGTGTATTCGGTTTATCAGGTGTACTAGGTGGGCTAGAAGGTGGCGTAGGGCCACTGGGAGGGGTGCTAGGAGGCGAAGTCGGGGTGCTAGGTACCCGAGGTACCACACGTGGGGACTGATCGTCTGTATCAAGCTCGTTGAACACGACAGCAACATATGGGGCAGGTGTAGACGGTAGGCAATTCTCTGCCATCTCACTAGGTTCACCCCACTTGTCCCATGCAATAGCCTCACGGTCACAGACCAGAGTGTTAGGTTGACCACAGGCAGCAAGAGCTACACCCATAGCGGCAGTCATCATAAGTTTCTTCATGTGTTGTCCTTTCATAGAATGCTTAGCGATAGCTAAGCTACTGGCACACCCAGTTACGTTACGTCAAATCCAAGTTCACGTACCTCTGCTTTACGGATACGTAGCTCTCGCTCGACAATCTCAATCATAGCACCACGAAGGGTGTCGCTGATATAAAACTTAGAGCTAGCAATCTGCACCTCAAGAGTACCTAATTGATACAGCTTAGCTTGCCTCAACATCTCCTCTGTACGGTGGATACGATCCTGTAGGTAAGCAGCTTTCTTCAAACTCTCAGCGGTAATCTTCATTTACTTTCCCCTTACAATCCAAGTGGCGACAATCACAGCAGGTACAGCGGGCCACGACCACAGCACCAGCATAGGTATAAACATCAGGGTGTTGAGCATGAGGTCAGTCATGTCAGCACCTCACAAGTAAAGCGGGACATACCATCAGTCATGTAGCTGTTGTAATCCCGCAGGTTTAAGCAATCAGTCAGCGACAAGGCATAGTCCACGATGTAGGTATGCCCAAGGTAATACTGGATCAGATCATACATCTCACACCTCATCTTCATCATAGGTTTCAATCCACTCATCAATCCAGCCTTCAACGACAGCCCAATGTTCACGGGTTTCATCCATCGTCATGCCTTCAATCGTCACTTCTTCAAAGGTTCCGTACATATTACACCTCACTTTCATATACAGGGCGACGCAACACCCCATCAATATACCATACTTCATAGCCCACCATCTGACCACGACGGATCACATTGTGCAGCTTGATAGCAGACACCATCACGTTGTTAGCCATACCACGGGCAGAGCATACCTTAAGTGCTGCGCTAAGCGCACCCTTCTTTGTCACGAATAGTGCTTTTTCTTTGTATGCGTTGGTCATAATCTTTCCCTTCATTTGCTAAGCATTGGACACACTAAAGCCCACCGCAAGTTTGATCCTACGGTGAGCTTGATCTGTTCAATCGCTATCGCTTGTGTTTATTCAGCTTCAATCATCAGCGGGGCCATTGCCTTGTGCGCAGCTTGCAATGCATGAATGTATGCAATAACTTCTGCAGGGTTCTTGTGTGCCTTCACAAACTTGGCAGCAGCATCAATCGGGTTGAATGCTGGCTTGTCAACATCACCCTTCATGGTCTTACGGAACGTGGCATGGCGAAGTGACAAACCTTTTTCCACTACAGTCGCAAGGCGAGTCAACGCATCAGCATCAGCTTCGCAGCCCTTGATTGTGATCTTGTATTCGCCTGTTTCTTTATTCTTATGCAGCTTTGCATCAGGGTAAACTTCACCCACGACCACACGGATTGCACCACTCGCATTGGTATCGTTCTTTTCTTTTTCAGCACGGTACATCGCCTTGGAAAGAACGGTGGTATCGCGTGATTTTACTACAGACAAAACCATTTCTTGCAAGTTGGCCGCAGCTTTTACACCATTGCCTAAGTTGCGAAAGAAGTTACCGGATACAGTTTCAATATTGTTTACAGTTGAAGTTGTCATTTTGTTCACCTTTCAAAGTATAGCCCCAATCGGCTTTCCTACGGAATGTAGGTCTAGATAGTTGCGCCTAGGCGTCACCCCTCACACAACTATCCAATCTATATTCCTATAAATGCCAAACCTTTATCCCGTACAAATCATACCGTTTGCAATGTCTAATACCCTTAAGGTTGCATTACACCCTGTGATTTAGTCGACTCTTTCCACTTTGTGGTGAACCATCGTCAGCCCTACGCGCAGTATTTATTCACGTTCACATAGGTTTAATCTGACAGACACCCGACTAAGGATTGTTTGCTTGGTCTTAATCCCCTTAGGGAATCCCCTACTGCCCACATGTGAATGCATCAAGGATCATTCCGGCGCTATCCACGGAATGGCCTAGGATTGAGTGTCTGCCACAATATACGCCATCCCTTAATGGCCACGCCCTAAACTTGCGTGATGCGGTCCCAATCTTTTCGCCATATGTTGCACCGATTAAAATGCTAGGCGGTCTCGATTGAGCTATGATAAAAAGCGTTTCTTTCTCAACTATGACCTAGTTGTCCGGTGCAAGAGGTTCAAGGGGCAGAGGTGAAAAAAGTTTTGCACCAACATTGCCAAGGCTGTTCCGCTCTTGCCTAACAGAAATGGGTGCTGTTTGGCGTGGTTCAAGGGGCGCAATGTATTTTAATTTAATTTAATTGCTAAGTGGTTGATATTAAAAGATAACTTTATACAATTAATTGCTAAGTGGTTGATATTAAACAATAACTTGTCCAGTTGAGAATAGTTCGCAATTACTGTCTTTGATTAGGAATGAATTGCGCCCGCGCATGACACGACGCGTGATAGAACGACAACAGAGGTATTCAAGTTGTTGAAACATATTGTGATTCGCCTTAAAGATGAAAGTTGTTTGTTTTCAATAAGATAGCCAACTACGACCGTTGGTGACCTATGCCCTACCAAAACCAGAGTTGACCTTGTACGAGCCTATTTGGGGGGTGTCCGTCGAATTCATGTTTTGTTCTGGCATTGTGTATACCGATGTATACCGATATAGGTCAGGATGTATGACCTAAAGTATGCATCAACCTCGAACTGTTATAGTATAACACACAACACGGTATACAACGGTATACATTGCCTCTAATGATAGTCTATTGGCTAAAACATTGTGCAATAACAGGGAGTTAGCCTTGGTTTACACGGTCATAGTGGTAATTGCAGCGACCAACTCGTGCTATGCGTGTGGTGGAGTGCATGGGCCACCCCGCCCCCCTACGTTATTGATATACACCGGCTGCCAGCGGGGGGTATTTTACGTTTTGTTAAGTACATTGTGAACAATTACCCCTATGGCTAAGTACCTGTAAGGTATACATTGTGTTTATGTTATGTAAATAGGATTAACATAGTATAAACTTGCGGGCTTATACCAGGTGGAGCAACATTGTGTCCTGTACCAGGGGTATAGGGTAACAATAAAACTTAACCAGTTGGTTGAATATAGGGGTTGTTAGCTTGTTGTGACAAGACAGAGAAATAAATGCTTATGAAGTGAAGATAGTTCTTGACAAATATACAGATCGGGGTATAATAGTATATACTATAAGTATAAGACTAAGAGTACTTACTAAAGGATCATACTCTTCCTCTTATACTCTTCCCTAATACTTAAGGTATATACTTTAAGTAAGAGGATCGGGAGACAAGAAACCTTAGATGTCGTTATAAAAGACATTGACAAACGAAACCTTAGGAGTATAACTAGAGAGATTATGTCGTATTACAAAAGTGAACATGTACTCGAAGAGTTTTATAAGAACTTACTTGACTACGAAGACCCCTCAAGGATTCATATCCCTAGGTCTGATGTCTTCTACGTAAGAGAGGCCATACGACAACGAACAGGGGAAACGTATACCCTGGACCATGTCGAAAGAGCAATGCTGTTGGAGGGTCACCTGGAACCAGGGGACTGCTTTGAACCAAACCGTAAGAGACCAGGGATAGATTCAGATGAGTAGTGGACAGGGTAGTACGAAGATTGTCGTTCCTAAGATTACGATGGATCGCATTATCATGCATTGGTCAGCAGGTAACGGTAAGGTTAGTGATCTTGAGAAGAAACACTACCACTTCATTGTCGCTGCTGATGGAACTGTCGTTCCCGGGACTAACCCGGTTGAAGCGAACATACCTCCCCTGAAGTCTGGTTCATACGCTGCTCACACATGGAAACTCAACAGTAACTCTATTGGTGTAGCTGTAAGTGCTATGGCAGGGGCTACAGAGCGTCCTTGGTCCCCTGGTAGGTCACCTATCACCAAAGATCAAGTTGAGGCTCTAGCTAGCCTTGTAGCGTCTCTCAGCATCATGTACGGCATTAAGGTAACCCCCGAGACTGTCCTCACTCACGCTGAGGTACAGCCAACACTAGGAATCACACAACGGGCTAAGTGGGATATCACTTGGCTTCCAGGAATGAAGAAGCCTCAGGACCCCGTTGAAGTGGGAAACATCCTCCGAGCAAATATTATAAAAGAGCTACGTTAATGGATGAACAACTAGAGCGGAGGGTCGAACGCTTAGAGCAAGAACAGGACAAATTGGGACATTCACTTAACCAACTAAACACAACGCTAGCCCTTCTGCATCAGACGGTATCAACGATGGCTGCTAACGAAGAGAAGAAGAAGCAGATGCTAGACAAAGGTATACTTTTTGTTATTGGTGGATTCATAGCTGCGTTTATAGCTTGGATCGTTCGAGGTGGTCTTGGACAATGAAACCTCTATCTACAAGATGGTTGTCGTTCCTAGCTGGGATGGCTTTCTCGCTTTTGCTAACCGCTTCGTATCTCCCTTTGTGGACTGTTAAACCTTACACTAAGGTCGAGGTACTCGAAGAGACATGGGCTGACCTGGGCTTGATTGTAAGAGCTGTGTTCACTAAGAACGACCAGTGTAAACTAATAGACTTCTCTGTAGTTGCTTTCACCGATGGTATCCCTCGGTACGTGCAGTTCGAAGACCTTGATGGTCTGCCAGAGAATCACGACAGAGAAGCTGGGAGACAGGGGCTAAACATACTAGTCCTTTCAGAATATGATGAACAGGACTTCATTGAATTAAGAACGAGACACAAGTGTGCCGTAGGTGGCGAAGGTCAAGACATAACAGTAACAAAGGTCTTTAGTAGACATGACACCGACTAAGAAAACCTGGGCCAGAGAGACAGCCTTTACAATGTTTCTAGGTTGTGCTCTACTAGCGTACAACGGACAGTCAGAGGAATTGAACATTGTTATTTGGCCTACGACGATCTTTGGTCTTGCCGCTTTTGGTCTCCGTCAGCCTGCTGTTGCTGAGTGGGTGCGGCCTAAGCCCTCTTAGTCTACTCACCGGAGGTGGGCCCAACGTAGCTGCTAACGTACAAGCTGGCGCAGAGAACAACCAAGGAATTAACATCAAGACTGGAGCACCCAGTGTCTCCCTTAGACCTAACGCTAGGGTAGAGACAGTAGACCAATCAACAACTAATAATACGAGCGTGGACCTATGGCTAATATTACTCCTGATTCTGGGCTGGTTACTGCCCTCACCCAACGAAATGTCGAGGTGGTTGATGTCCCTGTTCAAGTGGAAGTAGAAAACACAGCAGACGACGAGTACCTACTAGCACCAGCACAAGACTGGTTCGAAGACATAATGGAGCAGTGTGTTCCTGGAAGTGTTGTAATCCTCATCGTCCTTGTACTCTGCGCTAACCCAATCTTTAAGACACTTAACAACTGGATCAAAAGGAATAAGTAATGCCTAAAACAGAACAGAAAAATTCACGGTCGCGTAGTCAACATGACCGTAGCAACGCTCTACATACTCAACTTGCAAACCGTATCCAAAGTTTAAAAGACAGTGGTGCTGACAACATTATGGGTGATTCCCGTGTTCGTTCGCTCATGAACCGTATCGACAGCCTTTCAAGCAGTAGAGAGACAGCTCAACGTAGAGCGACTTCTGGTGGACGTACACCGAGTAGAAGTTCAGGTCTAAGTATGAACAAAGGTGGTCTGGTTAAAACGAGTAAAAAGACAAAACCAAAACAAAAGAAAAAATAATGGCTGAAAAGAAAAAAGACCCAAGACTAGAACGGGCGGGTGTAACAGCTTTTAACAAACCTAAGCGTACTCCTGGGCACCCTAAGAAGTCCCATGTTGTTGTCGCTAAAGAAGGTGATAAGATCAAGACCATTCGCTTCGGTGAGCAAGGTGCAAGTACTGCCGGTAAACCTAAAGCTGGTGAGTCCGACAAGATGAAGAAGAAGCGGGCTAGCTTTAAAGCTCGTCACGCTAAGAATATCTCAAAGGGTAAAATGAGTGCAGCTTACTGGGCTGACAAAGCAAAATGGTAAAAGGAACTAATCAATGACTATCACAGCAGTGCCAGCAGCAACCTGGACATCAGTTACTACAACAACAGAAGACACAGCATTCCAGAACCGTGGTGGTAGTGCTATGTACCTCACCACTGTTGATACGGGATCGCTTGAACTCAACGACGGTATCGCGGTACCTGTTGGGTCTGTTGCCGTTATCGGCACAGGTAAGACTGTTAGTGTCGCATTCCCACAGGGTGCTGGTTCAGTGTTCTCCATCGGAGTATAACCTATGTCTAACTCAATATATCTTTGGGATAACCTCAGTAGAGGTATATCCGGTTTCTCAGTACTCCCAGAGACTATTGGGGCACTCTCAGTGTACGCAGTGGTAGGTCTCGAGCCTGCCCTCGTTCTTGACTTCGACGATACCTACTACCGCACAGGCGGCACAGATACTGACCTTGTGAGTGCTGCTAACCACACCCGTGCAAACAATGCCACGATGGTTGATAGCAATGGTTTGCTCAAGTGGGGGCCGCATAACTTGCTTACGTATAGCGAGGAGTTTGATAATGCGGCTTGGACGAAAACAAACGTCACGGTTACGGCAAACGCCACCACGGACCCAAACGGCGGCACCCGGCTTGACACGCCCGCGACCGGAGTCGCCGGCTACGGGGTTTACGGTGATATTCAGGGCAACAGTTTTGTTTTCGCAATCAGTGCCGATCCTTTGGTCATCGGAGCAGGTACGACGATCTGGCTCGACACCGATCTGAACCGTTCCACAGGGTATCTGATTTTTGGTTTCACTGGGGGCGCTGAATACAACATTAACATCGCCATTGACGGGGTTGCGCGGCTGTATTCCGGCTCGGCTGGCCAGACCTTCGTGTCCGAACTCGACCACGCGATTAGCGTCGATGGCAGTGGCTTCGAAGTGACGGTCCCGAAATCCCTGATAGGTAATCCTGAACAGGTCCGCATCTTTGTCGATGTGAACGACACCGTGTTCCTGCCCAACGACTATTCCAACGTGGACTTCATTGTCGGCGCAGAGCCGGTTGCCGTCGGTGCCTACACGCTGGACGGCGATCTGGGGGACTGGACGCTCGGCAATTCCGCTGACATAATAGTACCATCTGCAACACTTGCAGAACACAAGGTACGATCCCTACCTACCCTTAAAGCTACTGATTACACTGTATCCGTCTTTGCAAAGGCGGCAGGGTATGATTACTTTGTCTTCAGAGAGGACATTAACGGTACTTTTGTAAATACGTTTTTCAACCTGTCAGCAGGGTCCATTGTGTCAACTGGCGCAGGGCGGACATCGGCAATAGAAGATGCTGGTGGCGGCTGGTATAAATGCTCAATAGCGGCAACCGCGACAGCCTCAGCAAAGGATATTGGTTTTGGCGTCTCCGCGAACGGTACGGACGTTTCTTTTACTGGTAACGGTACATCAGGTATCTTCCTATGGGGCGCACACCTCTATCGCTCCGACCTCGGTGGCATGGTGGCCAACCCTGCCCGTGGTGACAGCTACGTCCCGACCACTGACAGCGCAGTATACCTCCCCCGCGTAGGCCACCACCTCTACAATGGCTCTGCATGGGTAGACGCAGGGTATTTCCACGAGAGTGAAGCGCGAACGAATTTGCTGACTTATAGCAGTGAGTTTGATAATGTGGGTTGGACTAAAAATCTAAACGTATCTATTACGGCTAATGCAATAGCTTCTCCTGATGGAACAACGAATGCAGACTTGGCAGAGCAAACTGGTGGCACTTTTACAGCCGTCAGCCAACCCATTACTCTAGTTTCTGGCTCTACTTACACTCTTTCTTTGTTTATGAAGGCCAACACCGCAGCCACCGCCAGACTTCGTGTTATCTCTGGGTCAACAGACGTAAACCTTCTTGCCATTGATCTAGAAAATGGAACGTCCTCTTCATATCAAGCTGAAGATTATGGAAGTGGCTGGTTCCGCTATGCGTTAAGTTTTGTTGCTGATGGCACAACGGGTCTTGTGTTTATTTATCCCGCAGATAGCTCCGCCGATTTGGGTAGCACTGGCATCTACGGCGCTCAAGTCGAAGCTGGCTCCACCCCAAGTTCCTACATCCCCACAGCAGGTGCTACAGTCCCACGCGCTGCGGATGCTATGACAATCCCTGCGGATAACTTGCCGTATTCCGCCACGGCTATGTCTATCCAAATGGAAGGGACAATGACAGGCGTAAGCAGTACATTTGCTAACTGGACTGAAGATGCAAGCAACGGCATACTTATGCAGTCAGGTGCAAGCAACTTTACATTCACGCAAGAGGCGGCAGGTGTTGTTGATACGGTAACAGGCGGCAGCTATACAAGCGGCATCAACGTCCCGTTCAACATCGCTTCTCGTCATGGCTCTACGTTTATCAATGGTGCAGTAGATGGGACAGCACTCACAGCGGACACCACACCAGTGGCTCTACCTGACTTGTTAGCTACGGATATGGATATCGGGTCTACCTTCATGGGTACAATCAAGTTGTTCCGTGTGTGGGCTGATGACTTGACTGATGCTGGCAATGAGGAGGCTACAACATGAGCGACCTAGAGACACCCAAGACAGACTTCTACATCAAGCTGGCATCTGAGGCTGATATGCCTTCGGTGTTAACACCCTTCTATCGTCGTGTGTGGGCTGATGATTTAACAGATGCTGGTATTGCGGAGGCAAGCGGATGTGGTCTGAGTGTGGATGCTGCGTTAAAAGGAAAATAAAGAGATGACTAAGAAAAACCTAACAGACAAACAACAGAAGTTCATTGATGTTCTCTTTGATGAGGCTCAAGGTAACTTCGTTGAAGCTAAGAAGCTTGCTGGTTACAGCGAGAACGTGAGTACTACGTCCATTGTAGAGAGCCTGCAGGAAGAAATTGCAGCTAAGACTACGAAGTTCCTAGCCACTCACGGTGCTCGTGCTGCTTGGGCTATGATGCAGATCATGGATAACCCTACAGACTTAGGCAACAAAGAGAAAATGGCAGCGGCTAAGGACATCCTTGACCGTGCTGGACACAAAGCAGGGGACAAGTTGGAAGTGAAGGTGGACTCTCCACTATTTATTCTCCCCTCTAAGAACGATTAACCTTGACAAGTAGGTGAAAAATGGCTAGAATACAGAAAGAGTTCAAACTTCCTAAGCCAGTTGACACTGTTGATGGTTACGAGTGGCTCCCTGTAGTACGGGTTGGACGTGTTGTCCCATTCGGCTACAAGCAAGACGAAGAAGATAAGGATATCCTGCTCCCAATTCACGATGAGTTGGTTCTCTTGGAGAAAGCCAAGACTTTCTTAAAGCAGTACAGCTACAGAGACGTAGCGGACTGGCTCTCTGAGCAGAGTGGTAGACAAATCTCCCACGTTGGGTTAATGACAAGGGTTAAAAGTGACCAAAAGCGTAAAACAGAACTTACAAACCTCGGCTACCTCACCCAACGCTACAAAGAAGCAGCGGAAAAAGCCCGTAAGATCGAAGAATCCTACCTCGGTCGTCGAAGAGAAGCCGAAGACAGTACCAGCAACGGTTAAAGCACCTGAGTTTGACGTGGAGAAGGCCCAAGAGATTATCTTCGAGGCTACTCCAGGCCCACAGTCAGACTTCCTAGCCTCCTCAGAGCAAGAAGTGCTCTATGGTGGGGCTGCTGGTGGCGGTAAGAGCTACGCAATGGTAGCTGACCCTGTTCGTTACCTCAATAACCCTAAAGCTAACATGCTTTTGGTACGTAGATCGACTGAAGAGCTAAGAGAACTGATTGCAGTCTCCAAACAACTCTACCCTAAGGCTATTCCAGGAGCTAAGTTCCTTGAGAGGGACAAAACATGGGTTACACCCAGTGGTGCTACCCTCTGGATGTCTTATCTGGACCGTGATGACGACGTTACCCGTTACCAGGGGCAGGCATTCAACTGGATTGGTTTTGACGAGCTAACCCAGTGGCCTTCACCCTACGCATGGGACTATATGCGCTCTCGTCTACGTACTGCTAAGGGTTCTGGCCTACCCCTTAACCAACGAGCTACGTCTAACCCTGGTGGACCAGGACATGCTTGGGTTAAGAAGATGTTTGTTGACCCAGCCCCAGCTAATGAAGCTTTTGATGCGATTGATCCAGAGACAGGCGATAAGATGGTCTGGCCTAAGTCCTCTAAGTTCGCTGTAGCTAACGATCTTGTCGGGAAGCCTATGCTTAAGCGTAAGTTTATCCCAGCCAACCTGTTTGACAACCCATACCTAGCTGAAGACGGTATGTACGAAGCTAACCTGCTCTCCCTACCTGAGCATCAACGCCGACAGCTACTTGAAGGTGACTGGGACATTGCAGAAGGCGCAGCCTTCCCTGAGTTCAACCGTAAGCACCACGTAGTAGAGCCATACGACATTCCAGACAACTGGATGAAGTTCAGAGCTTGTGACTACGGCTACAGTTCCTACTCCGGTGTAGTCTGGTTTGCTGTTGACCCCTCTGATGAGTCCTTGGTAGTCTACCGTGAGATGTATGTCTCTAAGGTTCTAGCTGAGGACCTAGCAGACATGGTTAAGGAAGCAGAGTACGGTGAACGCATTCGTTACGGTGTTCTAGACTCCTCCTTGTGGCATAAGCGCGGGGATACAGGACCTAGTATTGCTGAACGGATGATTTCCAAGGGATGTCGTTGGCGTCCTGCAGATAGAAGCAGAGGTTCCCGTGTCTCAGGAAAGAACGAAGTACACAGACGACTACAAGTGGACACAGATACCGAAGCACCACGAATGGTATTCTTCAACACGTGTAAGAAACTTATCGAACAACTACCAAGTATCCCACTTGATAAAAGAAACCCAGAAGACGTAGACACTAACTCTGAAGACCACCTCTACGATGCTCTTCGCTACGGTGTTATGACAAGACCTAGCAGCGGTATCTATAACAGCGACACTGGTACGTCAAGTGTACCAACCCCCTCAGACCCTGCGTTTGGCTATTAACTAATAAGGACTTCTCATGGAAGACTACGAAGACGAAACGAGTATGGACGAGATGAACATGAGTGCCCTTGAGGACACTGATGACGACGGGACCAACACAGACCCTAGTGCAGGTAACGTAGCCGCCTTTGTAACTTCTCGTTTCTCTCGTGCATCTACTGCACGTGACACTGAGGAGACACGCTGGCTACGGGCATACCGTAACTACCGTGGTATCTACGGGCCTGACGTACAGTTCACAGACACAGAGAAGTCTAAGATATTCGTCAAGGTTACCAAAACTAAAGTTAATGCTGCCTACGACCAGATCACTGATGTGCTTCTGGGTTCTTCTCGTTTCCCACTGAGCATCAACCCTACAGTACTTCCTGACGGTGTGGAAGAGACAGTACACTTCGAGACTAACGACCAGATCACCCAAGCTATGGAGGAGTTTACTCCTCTCCAACCTGGT